TTGATCGCGGTCAGTTGATAGCCGGCGCCGCCGTTGGTGTTCGCGCCGATCTCGACGTAAGACCCGACCGCATACTTCTTCGCGTTCTTCAGCGTCATGGTGGTTTCGCCGCCGCCGCCCGTGGAGGGAATGGCGACCGCCAGCTCGTCTGTGCCCGTCCACTTCAGCTGCGCAAAGACCAACTCCGCGCGCAGTTGCAAGAGCGCCTCCTCGCTGTTGTCCGCGCGCAGCGGGAAGGTCCCCTTCGCCATCAGGCAGCCGATGGCCCGGTAGACGAAGTGTCCCTTTTTCATCCAGATGGTCACCGTCGGCCGCGTGTCGATGGTGCGCAGCAAGAAGTATTCGACCTTGGTCCCGCCGGTCACCGTTTCCCGGCCGAACAATGCCTTCAGAAGGATGCCGCCCACGGGCGCGGTGCCCAGCGAGCCGGAGGGCTTGATGAGGATCGGGAAACTCATGGAGCCGTTCTCGAAGCGCCCGGCGAAGCGTTGCAGTTGCGAGTAGGTGTCGCGGCGCTGCGGGTCCGGGATAAATCCCCGCATTTGCTGGCACTGCCCATCCCCGGCCAGCCAGATCTGATCGCTAGCCGTGGGTTTGATTTCCGTAAACGGCGGGGTCTCTTGTTTGACCCACATGAGGGTCTCTCTGGACATCGCCAAAAGCTGGGGAAGTACGGTTGCCATACGTCAATCTCCTTCGTGCTACGCAGTCAGACCGTCAGACTGTCAGACTGTCAGACTGTTTTCCGGGCTGGGTTCGGTGGCGGATTTGGCTTTCGACTTGCGCGTGCCGTGATCGTCCTCGACTTTGGTCACGACCCAGCCCAACGCCTTCATCTCCTCGGTGTCATACTGGTTGGCGATGGACTCGGGGACGGGGAGCGCCGGCAGATCCGCGTGAAAGTCGCCAATCCCGAGGATCATGTGGCGTTCCTGGCCGTTAAATTTGAGGTAGGTTTGTGCAGCCATCAGACATATCTCCTATAGGTGTAGATTGCGCGCTGGAGTTGGATCAGCCGGCCCTCATCGTTGGCCAGCGTGCGGCTGGCATCGAGCCGGTCGCGGTGTGCCCAGTGGATATTTGCTTGCGATAAGAAGTTGTCGTTGAGGAACGTTTTCAGCTCATCGTGGATCGTCAACAGTCCCTTGCCCGGATCGCCAAGCTGTCCGGTCGCGCCGAGGATCGATGCCCCCGGCTCGGCATCGAGCAGCGATTGATAGACGAGCACGTGCACGGTCAGCGTCTCCACGTCCTTCTTGCTGGGCAGCGATTGCGGGATAATCCCGCCATCCTTCAGCCCGACGAATGGTGGCGCTGGTTCCTCGGGCGGGAGCAGCTCGTCGTCGAGCACCCCAACCCAAGAGAGATAGTCCAGCTCGCCCGCGATCGCGGTCACCAGCGCCTCCAACAATGCTTTCATTGTGCGAGCCTCTGGAGATAGAGTCGCCCTGCACGCCCCATCTCCGCGTGATCTTCGTCTTGCAGCACGATGTAGGGACGCGCGGGGATCGTGACTTTCCGTCCGCGCCCCGCCTGGCCGCCGTGCTGATGGATCGCCGCGTACTCTTTCGCCGCAGGAGAGGAGCCGATAATGACGCGCTGCGCTTCTGGCTTGACCGTCACTTTTTGCAGTGTGCCGGTCACCACCAGTGTCCGCAGAAACGTAATCTTGAACAGTTTCCTGCTCTTAAAATTGGCTGCGCTGGCTTTGCGCAGTTGCTTACGCGCGCCGATGCGCGCCTGGATGGTGGACGCGGCAAGTGGCTTCCAGGCGGGCCGACCGCCAACCTCGAAGTTCTCAGCGATCGAGGTCTGGATGATTTCGCCCCACTCCTCCATCAGGTCGGTGGTATCGACGAGACCGCCGCGGAGAGCGTTCTTGCGCCGCTGCCATTCGTCGTCGTGCATCAGAATGCGAAAGCCTGCCATGTTTTCTGTCTCGACTGTCTGACTGTCAGACCGTCCGACTGTCGGACGGACTAAAAGCTCCCGAGCTTGTCCCGGTCGAACACCCGGTCCGGGCCGAACACTTCCCCACTGCTGCCTTGTGTCAAGGCCGCGGGCGGCGGGTCGATGCCCAGCGTGATAATCCCCTTGGCGATCTGCTCCAGTTTTTTGATCGCATCCTCATACGCCTGGCGCACGTCCTCGGCCACGCGCTTGCGCCGGCGGTAGAGGTTGTAGATCGCCGCATCAATGCAGAGCTTCTTGACCAGATCGGGCACGGTGCCGCCGATCGGCACAGCGTACTTGGTCGCCAGGTAGCCATTCACCTCGGCCTCCGCGTCGGCGATGGCTTTGCTGACCACGGTCGCGCTGACCACGCCGAGCTTGGCGTCGTCGGTGACTTGGATCAGCTCGCTGTCGCTGATCTGCCCGGAGAGGTCGGATTGGGTGATGTAGCTCATATCAATCCTCAGTCGGACTGTCGGACCGTCTGACTGTCTGACTGCTCGACGGGTGAGACAATCAGCCACGGCTCATCGCGCACGGCGTCCGGTAGCTCGGTCAACCGGACAGTCTCGGTTTCCGAGAATGTGAGGCCGGCGCGGTGAAACATTTTTTGCGGATGTCCGGGTTTCACCCGCACGTCGTAGACTTTTTTCGGCTCGGGACCGTCTTCGGTTTGCTTCTTCGCCATATAGCCCTCCGAATCTGTGGTAAATCCGTGGACGTTTTGGTAAATCAGGGGGTCTCGGAATTTGTCCGCACCCAAGGGCGCAAAAACCGAGCGCCCCGTAAACGCCAAGTGTGGCCGTTTTTTGGCCTAGGTGTTGGTCGTCAAAATTGAGAGCTGCCAGAGGCCATAGGACATGTTGTAGCGACCCTCCACCCCGTAGGCGAATTTCTTCTTGTAGAAAACCGATTCACTTGACGACGGATCTTCCAAGGCGACGAAACTCACCGCCTTGCGATCTTGCTTGATGAACGGCTTGAGCGGCGACCCGACGTAGTCGAGATACCAGTCGTTGGCATCCGTGAGGTACGGATCGACCTCGTAGACAATCGGCGTCTTGGGCACGGTCGCCCCGGGCGCGGGGTTGTTCAGCTCGTCGAAGACCTTTTCGAGATCGGGCGGAATCACGGCGATCACGTCGAGATTGCCCATAGTGAGGACGAACGGCTCGGCTTTGTCATCCTTGTACTTGCGGAGCTTTGCTCTCGCGGCAAAGAGATCGTCCCGGACTTTGTCCGCCGTGACGCCCGTGCCGGTGAGCTTATTGCTCTGGGTGCCGCTCGACCCCTCGGTGTGGTCCGTATCGTAAAAATACTGCCCGTCGTAGCACAGGGCGCTCGCGCCGCTACGTCTCCGCTCGGATAGCAGTTTGTCGGGATGCTGTTGGGCGCGCTGGCCGAGATCCATAATCCGTGGACGATAGAGCCCCAACTGATCGTCTTCGATGTGGTTGCGATCGACTTCGATCGTGCTCTCCCAGTCTTTATTGACGACGGTGAAGTCGAAGCCGCGCAGCTCTTCGGCTTGCTTACTGCCGATCCACTCGCGCATCTGTGCGACACGACCGAGCCACTGGTAGATTTCCGCCGCATTGGTCGACGGGGATTCCATCGCGTGCTTCATCCACATCGGCGCATAGCCGTCGAAAGATGCAAGAAAAAGCGCGCGAAAGGTTCTCTGCATCCCGATGAGGGTTGACGCATTCACTTCCATTGCTGTCTCCTTTAGGTGTGCGCTGTGCGCACGCTGCCTGTTAGTTTCCGATAGCGACCCAGTTGACCTTTTTGCTGAAGGTGGTCGCGGCCAGCGGGGTCGGGTCAGTGCCGCTGTTCTTCCAGGTTTTGATGATGATACTGCCAGCCGCGGGCGCGCCGGCCTGGTCGCCGATGGTCGCGCTCACTTGCTCAGGATCGTCGCCAGGGTCGCTGTCCATCGACGCGACTGCGGCCACCACGGTCGCGAGTCCCGTCACGACGGTGTCCGCCGCTGCGACGGTGGTATGTTGACCTCGGGCGATTTTATAACCGCCGCCGACGCCGAGCACTTCGTTCAGCGCCACGGGGAGCGGGAGATAGAGCCAGCCCTCAGCCGCGCCGACGTACTCGGCCAGTATGCCGGCACTGATGCCATTGGTGCCGGCCCCGTCGTCGAACGTGTTATCGTCCACGACAAACATCTTTTTCCCGGCCATCGCCTGCGTGATGGAGGCTGCGTTGAAATGCACGACGATACCGGCCGCGATCACGACGCTGAGGTCTCCGTTGCTGCCTGCACTATTGTCCACCTGCGTTGTGGCCACGCCGACCACTTTGTGGCTCGCGGTGTCTCCCGCGGGGACGGCGTAGCCTCCGCTATTGAGGGCGACCATCGCGCCGGCGTAGATCTTCGTGCTGGCGGCCACGGGATAAGGGAGCAGTACCCCCGATCCCTTTTTTCGGACGATGCGGTCTTTTGCGAGAGCGGTCATTGGTTGCTCCTTTCAGTCAGTCAGTCGGACAGTCAGACCGTCGGACTGTCGGACTGTCCGACGGTCAAGACGGTTATTGTGCGTATTTGCCGAACGTGGCGTCATCGAGGCCGAGCTGTTTGTTGATCGTCGCCTGGAGGTCATCCAGTTTCATCGCCGCCGCGGCTTTCGGCTCTTCCTTCGGCAGCGTCACGCCCACGGGCACGACCTTGGGCCGCTCGGCCACGAACGCCGCAAAGGTCTCCAGCGAGATCTCATTGCTGGCGAGCTTCGCTTCCCAGCTTGCCCTCTCCGCCGGCGTGATCTTGCCCGCGGCCACGGCGGCAGTGAGCGCATCCTTCTTGTCGCGCTCGTGCAGTTGCAGCTTGAGGGCGTTGTAGTCCGCCGCCGGTACCACGTCCGCGCGGTGGGTGAGCGCCAGGATCTTGCCCTGCACTTGCGGCTCGGTGGCGGCCTCGTTGAGCCCGAGCAAGGAGAGCACCTGTGTGCTGGCGATCGGATACATTTTCGGCTGACACAGCTCGACGATCATGCTGATCGCGTCATCGTCGGTGAGGTCGGGCGAGACCTCTTTGTTCATGCGGGCAAAGATGCGCTTGAGGACTTCCTCCATACTCTTCTCCTTTTGGGTTGGGGGTTGCTCTTTCATCTCGCTGAAGACCGTCGAGTGTTCGAGGTCGATCTTCAGCCCGTATTTCCGCATGGTGCTCGCGCCCAGAATCACCTCCTCCGCCGCGCCGCCGGGCAGGACCATGAAGCTGTCGATCACGGGTTGCCCGCCGATGCCGAGCTGCAGGGTTACCGCTTCGCGGATCTCCAGGTCGCCGCCATCGCCCAAGGTAAACCTAATGGGCTGCGGGAGCGGGAGAATCGAGGCGATGCGCTCGGCCAGGTCGCGGCGCACGAACGAGTACGACGCGCCGGTGTCGAACAAGACGCGGCCCGGGGCCTCGGCTTTGTCGCCGCGAATGCGGAGATCGGCAGTCAACAGGGTCGGCATTTATCCCTCCACCTTGACGAAGATCTTCTCCGTCAGCCCTGCCAGATCAGGCTGGATCGCGTCAAGAAATTCATCGTCAAGTTCCTTGATCTTCGCCATGCGCGCCAAGTCGTGGAGAAAGGCGTTCATCGCGTAGCTGAACTGCATGGGGTTCTTGCTCTGCACCGCGCTGACCATCGCCATTGCACTGAATCCCATGCTCATCACGTCCAGGACTTTTGCTGTCACTTTTGCTGCATTGGCCATTGCGTATCTCCTCTCGTGCGCACAGCGCACGCTACTTTTAAATTTCTTCTTTCCCTGGATTGGTGGCGAAACCTTCATCCGGCGGGTCGTAGTCGGCGGCGCGTGAGACATTCCATCCGCGCCTCTCTAACAAATCCTCAGAGACACTGCTGACGGAACACAAGCAGTTGAACCCATTGGGCGGCATCCACTCGTCCCAGAATGGATGCTCGACGGGAAATACCAGCCCATGCTTTTCGATATGCGACGGACGCGAGGTCGGCGTGCGCGCGGAGACGTAGCGCAGATACGGTCGGCGCTCTTTGACGTAGTCGTCGGTCATCTGTTTCCAGCGCCCGGCCTGGTAGCTGGTCTGGAGATTGGTCCGGTACACCGTCTCCCAATACCAACTTGATTTTGCCGTCACTCCCGCACGCGCGAGCACGTCCGCAGCTTGCGACTGGAACTCTTTGAGGGACATGCCGTCGCTCAGCGCGGTGTCGAGCAGCTCACGGACCGACGCGGTGATCTGCTCCGTCGCACCGGCGGCGATGGCAAAGGCTTTCTTTTTCGCCGCAGCTTCGAGCGTGCGAAAGACTGCCGGCGGCACGTTCGTTTTCGCGGCAAAGAAATCAATCGCCTCCTCAAACGGCAGCGGCTCGAACTCCTCTTCAAGCACGAGCGCTCCGAAGGTCTGACCGTCTGACTGTCCGACTGTCCGACTGTCCGACCGTTGGACGTCTGTCCAGATTTGAGCGCGGCCCAGCAGGTGCAGGCTGAAGATGGCGATGGCGAGTGCCGTCCTCATCTCGGGCACCTCCAGTTCGAGGGAACGAAGCGCGTCGGCACTCCCGGCAGACCGGATGCGATCGAGCAAGACATCCTCGACGCGCGCGATAAGCGGCTCGGCGTGCTCCAGGCTTTTCTCGATGACACGGCTGGCTTCGTTTTGTTCGGCATAGTCCACGCGCGCTATTCGTGTAAGGGCACCAAACGTGACCCGATGGGGACTTTTTTTTTAACGGTAAGGGCAGCAAAGGTGGCCGTGTCTTCGGGTACGAGCCCCGGCGCTTGCCGCGGTCGCAGCAACGCCTCATCTCCCACCGGCTGCGGACGCCCATATTTTTGGTAGGCATAGGAGGCCGGCAGGGCTAAGCCGAGATCGTTGACCAGGATGCTGTCCACCTTGCCGGTCTTCTCCAGATCTTCGGGCTGGTCGATGATGAAAGAGAACTGCGGCAGCATTTTGTCGAAGCCCCAGTTGAACCCGACCATTGCCCAAACCAACTGGTCAGTGAGGGTCTCGGCGAGATCGGCGGCGTCGGCATCACGAATGTCCTCGCGTACTTCCCCACGCTCTTTCTCATTGCCCAGCATGCCGGGCGTGCCCTGTGTCGTCGCCGTCTGTCCCAGAATCACTTTGGCGAACGCGGCGTCGAAGAAGGTCGCGGCTTCTTTATAGAGACTGCTATTCGCCGTGACGCTTTTGCCTTCCAGAATTTCGATGAGCGTCGATTCGGAGATCACCACGCCCATGCCGGCGGCAAAGTTCTGCACCGCCTCGCGCAAGACCTTTTTGTCCTCATCGCCCGCCCCGGCGAGATATTTGCCCACTGGGATAGGGATGCCGAAGCGATCGAGAAAGGTGAGCCAGTCTTTAATCGTGTAGTTCTTGAAGAGCGCGTACCACGACAGCGGCCGCCACAGGCCACCGCGGTGGACGAGCCCCGACCTGGCCCTGCTCGTGTGATAGAGCACGGTGAAATCCTTGACGACTTCGCCGCGTATCGGCTCGCGCTCGGTGAGGAGTCGCGGCATTTTCACCGCCGGTGCATCCGGCAGGTTGTTCAACGGTTGAAAGGTGCAGCGGTGTTGCGGCATCCACTCCAGCCCTGTGACCCAAGCTTTGCCATCGACCAGCGCCCAGTGCACCCACTGGATCGCGAAGCCTTTGTAAATCGCGTCCAGCAGGTCGAAGAACACCCCGCGCATTTTGAGGTCGGACAGGTTCTTTGTGACATGCGCGGCGATCTGTGTATCCTCTGCGCTGTCAGAGGCCGGCTGCACGTGCCAGGAGAGTTTGGTAATCGCCAGCTTGCGGGTTTGCAGGAGGCTGGCGATCTCCGGTTCTTTCTCTTCGATCTCGGCGGCCAGCTCGGCCTGGCGCGCGATGTCCCCGACATCCGCCTCTCTCCAGATCGCCGCCAACTTCTCGGGCGTCAGTTTGTAGGAGGGGTACGAGGACCAGGTGTCGCGCACGCGCACCGCCGTGACTTCCTCTTTTATCGGCGGCCGCGTGGGCAGCTTCTCCATCTGATCTCCATAGGGACCGATCATCGCGGCCAAGCCTCGGCGGAGTGTCTGCCAAATACCCATTAGTACGCGCCCTCCTGAAACTTCAGCTCGCGCTCGACCACGACTTCACAACTGGGCTTTGTGTTCGGTCCACTTGCCGCCAGCTCTGCCAACGCCGCGGCCCAGAAGTGGTCGGCGTGGCCGATCTCATCCGTGCGCTCGGCATCAAAGCGGAAGTGGCCGGTGGCCGTGGCATAACGGCGCACGCTGTGCAGCGACTCCCGCACGGTGCGGTCAGCGGGGAACACGCGCCGATGATCTTCGAGGCTCTGCTTGAGATCCGTCGCCAGCTTCTCTTTGTTCGCCGTGGTGAAGTCAATGCCTTCCACCTTGGAGCCGAATTTGAGCTGAGCATTCTCGACCAGGTTCATGCCGAGGCCGCTCTGGTCGCCGCAGAAGCGGCGCACTTGGGGGTGCGAGAGGAGCACCTGGAGCACGAACCATTGCTGATAGAAGGGCGCACGCCGCAGCGAGATGATGGCCGCCGCATGTTTGCGCTGCACTCGTTTCTCGTCGATCCAGATCACAGTGAGGTCGCGCTTGCGGCCGATGTCCATGCCGATATACAGATCGTGCGCAAAGGCGAGAGAGAGATGCTCCTCTTTGGCCTGCGTCAGGAGACGGTTGCCTTCGGCTTCGTTGCCAGCCTTGGTCGCGTCGTAGGCCGCTTGTGCCTGCACGCAGATCCGCGTCGCCCACGCCGGCTCGACGTCCGCATCCGGGTCCTCGCACTCGGTAATCAGCTCGTAGCCGATATAGGCGGTGGCCTCGTCGATGTACAGACAGAGATATTCTTGCTCGGCAGCCTCGCGATCCCCCATCGCCTCCATGAGTTGATCGGGCGTGATGAGGTGCCCGTCTTCATCGCGCAGATCGAGCCCGCCGTCGACCGCGGCATAAATGTCGATGACGTGCTTCGAGAAGCGCGGGTTGCTCTCCAACTCGTAGAACTTGTTGTTCTTGCCATTGGGCGTGGAGAGCACCTGCAACTTGTAGCCGCGGGTGATGGTGGGATACAAGGCGGTCCAGATCGCGCGGGAGTCCTGGTGAAAGGCGAACTCATCGAGCAGCACGTTGGCCGACCAGCCGCGCGCGGTGTCGGGGTTAGCGGGCAGGCCGGTAATGCACGAGCCGTTCGGGAAGCGGAGTTCGAGCATCTTGTACTCGGTGTCGCCCTCACGAAACGTGCCGGCGATTTCTTCGGCCGCCACGGCATACGCCATCGCATGCTTCTTGGCCTCGGCGATGAGCTTCTTTGACTGCCGCTCCCCGCGGGAGAGAAAGAGCCAGTCGGTCCGGCGCGCGTTGCAGTCGTCCACCGCTCCCAGTGTCGAGATGAAACTCTTGCCGGTCTGCCGTGACCAGCGCCCGTGCTTGAAGCGCGCGCGATCCGCCAGCCAGGCTTTCTGGTAGTCGTAGAGTTTAATGGCCGGCATGATCAACAATCCCGTAAATCTCTTCCCGGATCTGCTTGAGCGTCTCCGTATCGAGCCCTTGTTTTTTCCCCGGCGTTCCTATGGTCGCATTGACCTGCGCCACTTTATCTCTCAGGGCTTTGAGGTGTTGCCCCTTGAGTTGCGCCCACTCCTTGTGCTTGGCGGCAAAGGCCGTTACCACCGCTCCCACTTCGGGATACATCCTCGGGTGCTCAGCCTGAGCAAAGTCGAGCAGCTTATGGAGCGTCGTGCTGGCATCCTGTCTTTCTATGCGGCGCTCATGCTTTTCGAGCGCGGACTCGACGTACTCGAGGATCTTCGCCCGGGCGAACACATCTTGCGAGGTTTTGCCCAGTTCGTTGAGCGCAATATCGATGGTGTCGAGTTCGAGTTGCATGACGTTGCTTTGGCGCGCTTCATACCGCCGGACGAACTCTTTGCGGGCCTTTGTCCAGTCGCCCTCTTCTGCCCACTTTTTCAAGGTCGAGGGAGCGATGCCAGTTTCAGCCCCGACATCCTCAAAAGTTATGCCGCGGACATAGAGCGCCTGCGCCCGGCCTCGGACTTCGATCGGGTAGCGAATCGGCATCAGTCCTCTTCCTCCGCGCTGTAGATGCCGACGCCGGGCACCTTCTCCTCGTAGGTCACCGCGCGCACGCCCTTGGCCGTGATCTTGTATTCGTACCGATACGGCGCGGACTCGCCCGTTTTTTTGCGCTCCAGGCAGGCAATCTCGGTGTCCCCCAGGTAGGCGAGATAATCGTGCAGCTCGGTCTCGCTGAGCGGATGCCCAAGGACGTCGAGGTGCATGCGCAGCACCTCAAACGCCAGGTAGCCTCCCTTGCGCACGTCGCCGCTTTTCCGGCCCTCGTGCAGCACGGCCAGGATATTCCAGCGAATCTGTTGCGCGTGGAGATGTTTAAGGGAGCGGGGCATTGATGGAGTACTCCTGCCGTTTCGCGGCCCGCACGCCGTTGAGTTCTTCCAACTGCCGCAGCATCACGCGTTGATTGATGAGCGCGGAGTCGAGGGATGTCTTGATGTCATCGAGCTTGTCCGTCTGCTTGGCGTTGCCCTCGCTCAGGGTGAGCGAGATCGCATGCAGGGCGACGGCCTGGCCTTGTTGGGCCGCGATAAAATCCGAGAACGCGGTCTTCGGAATCCAGTATTTTAGTCCCGCGCCGATCCCGATGAGCAGCAGGAATGTCGGCCCCCAGTTTTTGCTCATTTCGACGAGGTCCGGCGGTAAGCGGAGATTGAAGAAGCCGACGCCAAATACCAGGGCGGACAGCAGGCCCAGGAGTTTGATCCACCCGGAGCCGCCGGCGCTACTTGCTGAGGGCGCCGCAGATGTCGTTGACATAGTCGCGCGTCTCCTTGGGGATACACTCTAACCAACGGTCCACACACTCAGGATCGTTCAGCACTTTCGTCAGATTCCCAAAGCCGTAGTTGTATGCGGCGAGGGCTTTGCTGAGGTCTTTAAAATGGCCGAGCAGCCATGCCATCATGCTCGTCTGTGCGTTAATGGCATCTTCGGGATCGCGCGGATCGAGGAGGACGAAATCCACCGGCGGGGGCTGGATGCCCGGGGTGCCGTCGCGCCATTCCTCCCAGGTACGGGCCATGAATTGCGCGAGCCCAAGGGCTCCTTTTTTTGAGCGCGCGTCAGGATCAAACGCGGATTCTGCACGGAGCTGCTCTTTGATAATCCGCCAGTCCACGCGCTCGCGCTCTGCGTTGTATTGTATGAGTGAGTCGTATCGATCTTCCGCTTGCACCGCACCACCTCGACCGTCTTGACCGTCCGACCGTCCGACCGTCCGACCGAAAGCAGCGGACGCCCCGCCTGGCTCACCACGACCACTCCTGACATCCGCTGCTCTGAACGAGGAGGGAACTTGATGGACAGCAAAAATCTGCCACGGGTGGCGGAAAAAGTCTAAGAACTAGAGCGGGCAGAGCGGGCAGAGCGGGCAGAACAATCAAATTTTTTTCCGTTGCTGAAACCAGATCAGAAAATCTTCGCGCGCGACGCGGATCAAGCGACCCACACGATGATGCGGAATCTCCGTCGCTACGAGTTCATAAATCGTATCGTCGGAGACATCGAGAAAATTGGCGAGTTGCTGCACGGAGAGGTTGGGTTGCAGCGGGAGTTTTGCGGGGGTGCGCGTGCGGCGGGGCATGGCTCAGTCTGTCCGTCCGACTGTCTGACGGTCTGACTGTCTGACGGTCTGACTGTCTGACGGTCCGACTGTCTGACGGTCCTGTTGCTGTTTTAACAGGCTCCGCAAGGCCAGCAGCAGCGTCGTCACCTCGCGGTGATTGCGCGGCGCCGGGGCCTTAATCGTCTTGTGACAAAACCGCAAGTAGCCGTCCGCTTCGCGCCATTCGATCCGCGCGGCCAGGGCGGCAAGGATCGTGATTTGCTTCGCGGTAGGAACGGGGAAGCGCGTGACCTTGCCGTTTTCTTCGGCCAGGTCGTACTCGGTGAGTTGCGGATTGCGCACCTGCGCGCCCAGCGCATTGAGTCGGTCGATTAGCTGCGCGCGTTGGGTGAGCGAGAGGCGCGAGATGGAGGCGATGCCGAGGTTGAGCGCGCCGGCCATCAGGCGCAACTCTTCGACGCTGAGCCCGAGCTGGGCACGGGCTTTGTGCAGCGCCTTGTTTTGCGCGTAGTAAACGATGGGCTTTTTCTTTTTCATGACCCTCGCCGCTCCTTGGACTTGCTCAGATGCCCCACATGATAGTGATCGCAAAAACCACACAGAGGTACGCCGTCAGCTCCTCGCCGTACTCGTGCACGCTCCGCGCTTTCGCCTCGGCTTCTTCGCGCGTGCGAAATGCCACCTTCTGGCGGCACGAGGTGCGGTAAAGTTGGTACCCCCGGCTCAAAA